CAGTATGTTTTCAACACTTACTGCATTAGCATTGGGAATTTATTACCTTTGCATCAAAACCACAAAATTTGTCCTTGAGACACTAACCACTCCGATCACGCAGCTTTATGTTGCGTCGGTGATAGCTGCTGCTGATGGGCTGGCCGGGATTTTAACCTGCCCAATCCAACACCAGTATCTAGCACTAGGGCCCATTTATGACGCCCTATCAACTACTAATAATGAGATAGCGACTGACTTGACAATCAGCGAAATCTCTCCCAACGATTATCTGTGCAGCCTTGTGCTGTACTATTCGCAAAGCTATGAGAAGCCTGAACCTTGGACTCTCATTGTCGCGCGTAAGCTTGCCGTCCCTGTTGCTTGGATGGCACGCACTATGGACACCACATCCAGCCATTTATCTTATGGTCTCACCTGGTGGCCTTATATCGTAACACTCTGGGTAATTGTAGTGACGATCGCCGTGAAGGCGTATGGGGAACGCTGGTCAACATGGTTGCGTCACCAGTTGAACTTAATCCTCACAAAAGCTAATGACGTGCGAGTGACGTCATATGACCGTATACGCAACGCATTCCGTTGCACCCCTGTATTTAACATCACACAGGGTAAGGGCGAGCACCCAGCGTGCGCCGCCGGACGGTCTGCGGCCATAACCGCTATTGATTCATTTTGCAAGAGCATAGGTATGAGGTCCTATTGCTGGCAAAGTTCCCGCGTCGACGAACAACACGGACGCCAGGGCTATCGGTCGCACTACTGGAGCAAAGATTTGCTCGTAGACCCGAAAATGGATCCCATCGAATCTGACCACATAATTACATTGGTCGATGTTGATTTCTACCTTGATGACACAGCCGATGTGTCCCTCGTCGAGTTGCTGGGCTTAACTAATAACCCGGTAATGATATATACCACCACACCAACTGCTGTGGCGTCCGACGATGATGAGCTAAAATTTCACTTCAACGATGAGAATGAGTACTGCGCGACATATGCTGGTGGCAGCACATTTAAGCACCAATTGTTTGATTACTCGCGGGACACTGTGTCCCATAGTTTTCGCAGGGGCCTGAATGTTGTTACCACGGCACATTCTGTCGTGCGTATGACATTGTCGAAGCACAGGTCTATTGTGCTTCTCATTCCGTTACACCGCTCATACGGGTTCATCAACCGTTTCATATACCAGTTAATGGTAGGCATTGAGCCTTTGCTCCGGCTGGCCCCAGTATCTCGGGGTGTCGGCGGGAACTACAGTTTGATGACACTACAACCGCCGGTAGGCAAGACCCTAGTATCTATTGGGTTGCCCGGGTTGAACGTGTCCGCCTCCATAACTATGGCTAAGTTCGTTGAAATCAGCGCGCTTACCCATTCAAAACTCCCACCTACCGCCGCAGCAATTGCCACCCATCTTGGTAATGTTGAAGACTGTGGAGACAATTGTCGTGAACCTGCGTCAGTTATCTACATGGCCATGATGCGGGGTTGTACCGCTTCATCGGCAGCACCGTGCGTGACTGATGCAGTGACTCCTAGTCACTCGTATCAGTTTGTCCATACGCGCACCGTTGTCGATCTTAGCGCCACCCCTGCCCAGACGGCGTTTATGAAACCTATAGTCGATGGTGCCTTCGTGCCTGCGTCATGTAAACCTAATGACCAGCAGGCCGTTAAGGCAAGGATCACTGACATCTGTCACAAAGTCGAGATGTCTGGTCCCCAACACAAGTTTATTGATGAGTTTGTGGCTCATTTATTTCCCGAACCCGGTATGTTGACGCCGGTAGACTTTGAGGTCGTCCATGATAAATTACGACGGCCGACCCAACGAGCCCTTTTCGCTGAGGCCATGGGTATTGGAGCCAATGAACTCCATGAGATCAGGTCCTTTATGAAGGCTGAATCTTACGCTAAACTCGGTGATCCTCGGGTTATCAGCACTACACCTGTGTTGATTAAAACCCTTTACTCGACGATCACATTGGCACTTGGCAGTCATGCTAAGAAGTGGGACTGGTACGCCTTCGGGCTAACGCCAGCCCAAATATCTGCCCGAGTTACGGAGGTCCTTATGAAGACACGCGAACACGTCGTTGAGACTGATTTCTCACGATTCGATGGCCGCATTAGTAGTGTCATCCGCGAGCTTGAGTCAAAGATACTCACTCGAGCTTTCGCCAAGGAATTCCACGCTTTCATCGATGCTTGCCATAGCAAGCAATGGGGCTGCAAAGCACGCTCACGCCATAAGGTGTCCTACCGAACTTTTTGGACACGTCTTAGTGGCAGCCCCGAGACTAGCATTTTCAACAGTCTAGTTAATGCGTATATTGCCTACGCCGCTTTACGCATTGCATATCCCGATAAGTCACCCGCCGCCTGCTATGAAATGTTGGGCATTTATGGCGGTGATGATGGGCTCACTTCAGACATAGACCCGAAAGTGTACACTAATGTGGCACTGTCTTACGGACTCACTTTGACGTCTGAGAAGAAGCAACGTGGAAAACTCGTCAAATTCCTAGCCCGCCTTTATGGTCCGGGCTCATGGAATGGCGATGCTACTTCCTGTTGCGATATGCTACGCCAGTTGAATAAGTTCCACCTGGGACAAATTACCCCAGGTATGACGCCTAGCCAGAAATTACTAGCTAAGGCTCAATCATTCTATGTCACTGACTCCGGCACACCAATCATTGGAGTGCTGGCTAGACACGCAATGCGCCTCTGTGATGCTGCTGGAGTGCTAACAACGCACCCCGACGCCGAGCTTCTTAAGAGTTGGCACTCCTTCTTCGAGTCCGACGGCGAGCGTTTCCCTAACGAACGCGCTGCTTGGATGGAGACAGCCTGTGCTGAACAGATGCCTGGCGTTGACATCGCTGCGTACGAGACGCAAATTCTCTCGTGCACCAGCGTCGAGCAGCTCCTAACACTAGATCCCGCATGGGACCCACCTGAGCCAAAGCCAGCCACGGTTACCGTTTATGTTGACGGTGACTTGAAGCTGGGAACTAAGCCCACTGTGGACCCAACGATATGCAGAAACGGCGACAAATGCCGATTCAAGAATGATAAGCTTGGCAACGCTTGCCGGTTCAAACATCCGGCGGCCTCATTGCCACCTAAGCCTAAGACTCCAATTGCTAAGTCTCCCAAGGTTGATGTCAAGCCGCATCCCAAAACAAAACCGGCACCAACTGCTAACGCGGTTGTGTTGCCGGTACATTTGCAGGCACACAATAACCAAAAACATAAGACCGTTCAAATTCAGCGAAGAACGAAGGCCGCCCCGAAGGGGCGCGGCAAGAAGTAGATTAAACGCTTCCACAAAACCCCCCGTGCAGGGGGGGACCGGGTGCTCCTTTAGCCCGACCATAATGCACGTTAGGAGCAACGTGCAGCGAATTTTTCCAAAACAACAACAACAACAACAACAAGTTATGTCTCCAACAAGCAAACTGCAGCGCCAGCAACATGCTGCCGCTCAAACCAAGAAGATGAAGAAGAAGTCTCGGCCCCAGCGCAAACGCGCAAACCGGCCGAAACGAGGCCTTCCGATGAGGGAGAACCCCTACACGTCACGCGTTAACGTTCCCGCAGCTATGGGCAGCGTCAATCGTGGCGGCGTGCCCCGCCAACGTACTTTGCCTAACGGCATTACTGAGGTTATCCATCGCGAGATGGTGGGCACCGTTGGGTCAGCGACAACTTTCGGCGCTGCACTCAACTACTACGTACTCAATCCGGGGTTGCCTAACGGCCCGAGCAACGTCAATGAGGGCCCTTTCACCTGGTTGCCCGGCATTGCACGCAATTACGAGAAGTACAAGTTTACGGACTTGGAATTCGAATGGGTGCCCAATGCCGGCGCTGGTAGTGCCGGCTCGCTATACCTAAGTGCTGACTATGACTCCTACGACACCGTCCCAGCCACTGCTGCGGCAGCAATGTCTGCAGAGGACAGTGTGTCCTGTCGCATTTGGGAGCCATGCAAATTGCGCCTCACACGACACAATCTTCGCGAACACCAATGGTTGTATACCCGCAACCAAGCCGTGCCAGCCGTGAGCGACAACAAGACCTACGACCAAGGCGTCTTGTACTTGGCTCCGGTGTCGCCCGGTTCAACATCGGGCGACTTGTTCGTGACCTACCGCGTATTATTTTCCAACCCTCAGTTGTACACCGGCTTGTCCGCACCGCCTCTTGGTGGTGTGGTCTACGCTGGCATGCGCGACACTGGAAATACCACCGGTGTGTTGACGGACC